ATAAAATTCTTTTATTAAAATTATGCTCCAGGTGAACCATAAACTGCACGAGGATCGGAAGGGGTTCCTGTTGCAAAACGTTTAGTAATGATAATATTTAGATTTTGTGTTCTATCGTCAGAAAATTTATCAATTTCTGTTTCTCTTCTAACATAAGAGGTCAAATTACCTAAACTAATATCATTAACTAAAAACCAAGCATCTTGATCAGTCAAGAAATTGGTTGTAATAAGCTCTAGTTTCATATTAGACAAGACATTAATGTCATTGTTATTTGAACCAGTTGCATATTTAGTTTCTAAAATTTTTGTTGCAATGAAATATAAACTTCTTGGCACTATTAGTTGTTTAGGAGTTATATTTAATCTTTTACCTTGATCATCTCTAAAATCCATAATATCAATTATAGCATTGTCTAAAGATGTTTGAGTAAGATCAGATGCAACGGCTGGAGTATTTGAAAAAGTACCGCCAGCTACAAGAGGATGAGAAGCATTACATAAAGAAACGCCATCGGCACCAGTATAATTTGTATTAAAAGCATTATTTAAAACATTGGTGTGCACTATTTCTTCTTGATGAATCATAGAGCGAGCTGCCATTGCAGGAATTTTTTTAATAATGTTATATTGGTCATCTTCTACCATTTCTCGAGTAATAGTAATCCCTAAACCATAAGTGTCATGAATATATTCTTTTTGATAACCTTGAAAAATATCAGTAAAAGATATTTCATCGCCTTGTTCTTTTATTGCAGCGGTAGGCAATGAAGTTATACCTTGCTCTTTTTCAAAAGCTTTATCAGATTTTTTAATCTCAAAAAACTTTTTATACATTACTTCGTGTTCTTTATACTCGTGACCGAAGATTTTAGCAATGCCAGGATATAATAACTCTGCTAATTTTGATGTTGCTATAGTCATATTTTCTTATAAATGTTAATAATTATGAAAGTAAAGGATTAGCCAATTTAACTACTACTCCACCATCAGCAGGAATATCTCTATTTCTGCCATATTGTGCTATTTCAAAGTCTGAAACTGAAACAATTTGAAAAGTTCTACTAGAAGTATTGGCAGCAGTCGCAGAAGCGGCTTTAATACCAAAACCACTTTGCCCAGTTTTTTGATTTGGAGCACCAGCGGTAACAGTAACAAACTTTCCAACTAAGCCACCAGAAGCAGAAGTATCTATTGCAGCAAGATATCTAACTCTTGGATCAGTTATTACTTCAACAAAACCAGCTTGTCCAGAAGTTAAAAAAGGTCCATTAGTAGGTTGTGAGTGAGTTAAAGGTCTTTTTTGTCCCCCTACATCTTTATAAGAAGCTATTACAACACCTAATAAAGTTGCGGACGAAGCCGTAACTCTTTCAGCCAATCCAGTATTACCTTCAAGCTTTACAGGATCGTTATTATAATAAGCATTATTTGCAGTAGCAACAACTTTAAAAGTTTTTGTTGCATAAGGAGCACCTTGAGATTCTATTGGAATAAAACCATTTCTATAAGTTGTCATTTTTTGCTTAAATTTTAATTATTAATCAATAATAAAATTTCCTTCGGCATCTAAAGAGTGAACATTTCTAGCATTTCTAGGATTACCTTGCGAGATAAGTTTTTTAACTTCTGATTTATCTAGAATTGAATTAGTTCTATCAAGAGTTTCATATTCATAATAAGCCTTTCTTTCTTCTGCCATTTTTTCAGGCAAAATCATAGCAACTAATTCATTTCGTTTTAATACACTTGAAGTTAAGCCATTAGAATCCGTTGTTCTATGTTCGTAATCTTTAACATTTGCCTCAGAAAATTTATTTGTATCAAGTATTTCCCAACCCTCAAGTTTTTTTCTAACAATATTTTCAGGTGTATCATGACACCATCTAACGACATAACCTTTTGGAGCATTAATAGTTCCAGTCCTGCTTGCTGGTTTCCAACTTACAGGCTTCCTAACAGGAGCATTAGGATTTTGTTTTTTTACAATTCGTCTTGTCATATGATAATATTATTAAAGTTTATCTATTGAGATGGGTCCACTATTACTAAACTTTCGCATTCTAGCATAATCTTTTTCAGAAACACCTAGTTTTGAAGCATAAGATTTTTCTAGATCACTTAATTTAATTGTTTGTTCCGATCCTGCACCTAGAATAGTATTACTTGATAATACTGGAGCGTGCCTAAGAGGGTTATTTGAGTTGCCTTTGTTTTTTCCTATACCCATCATTTTATCAACTTCGCTAATAACGGAGTTAATTGATGGTCTTTGATTTTTTCTTATATATTTATTAGAAATTGCTGCCATAATATCAACCACATTGTAAAATTCTGGATGATCTGGTTGTAGCCAAGGTCTAAGCAATTGTCCGTTTTCATCTTTTTCATCAACTAATTTATTTGCCTCAACAACATCATTTGGATCATTATAAACAACTTGTTTGGCTGGTTGTCTTATTTGATTAGTTTGTTGTTGTGCTTTATTTAAAAGTTCATTTAATTTTAAATCAGTTTTAAAGTCAAGTATTTTTTCATTTATTTCTAAAGCTTTGTCATATTCAAAATTATTAATAGCCTCTTGATATTCATTGCGAAGTTTAGTAAGAGTTTTGTCAGTATCTTCTTGAATATATCTATTTTGCAATTCTTTTAATTGACTTTGCAAATTATTTTCTCTTTGCTCAAAACTTTCAGTTAATCTAAGCAACTCATCTTTTAATAATGAATTTGTTTCTTCTGTTGTTTTGGTCTTTTTATAAAGTTCATTAATTCTTTGTTGCACTTCTGGATTATCAGTTTCAACAAATTTTTCTTTTTTATCAGGAAGTTTTAAAGTTTCTTTTTTATCAAATTCTTTTAAATTATCAACATTTTCTTGATAATCATTATCATCTATGTTTTCTTGTGAAACATTATTTTTAATAGATGCAATTGCATTATCTAATAATGCTTCAGGATTAGATTCTGTGTTATTATCTACTCCGTTAATTGTTAATTCATTTTCGTTCATATTTTATGATTTAAGTTATACATATAATTCGCCTAAAATGTCCTCATCAGAACATAAATAATATTCTTCTTCAACATTAGGAATTTTAATCCAATCACCAGCAAAACGGCTAAACATAACCTTTTTGCCTTTAAGTTTTTGCACTGGTTGGTCGCATTCTGTCCCGACATCTAAAACAACTCCAATTGTAGGGGCATTGATTTTAGGGTCTTTGACATGTAATATAATTCCACCTTTACTTTTTTGATCTGCAATATCTCTTTTTATCAAAACACGATTAAAAATAGGTCGCAAAGGATAAGGGTATTTTTCAGTCATATTATTATGATTTTAAGTTAAAAATTAATTTCTAATTATTATTAGAAACCTCTCAAGGCATCTATTAAAGATTGCCCTCTAAGATTAGTATCAATCCCACCCTGTCTTAAATATTGATTTTCAACAGGCAATAATTCTTGATCGGGGTTAGATTGAATATTTCGCTGTAATAAGTTAATATAATAATCTTTTGATGATCCACCTAAACCTTCTCCTTGAGTTCCTTGAGTAGCTAAATACGATCTTCTTTGTTGTTCGCTTAAACCTCCTAATTCTTGTAAAGAACTAGGCAAATTCATTGTGGATGGTGTATATTTAGGTGTTTCAGGATTGGTAAATGTTTGAGATGCTTGCGGTGTAGCTCCTTCAGAAATTCCTTTATAAAAATTAATTCCTAATGGTTTTGCAGCAACATCCATAACACTAGCAACTTTGCTTACAACTGGGGCTACAACAGGAGCACTTCTAAAAACACCCCCAATTGCTTTACCTATTTTTCCGCCAAAAAATTCTGGTGCTCCAGTTTCAGGATTAATATTTTCAAAACCAGAGCCTACCATATGACTACGATAATCTTGTCCTTGTTCTTCCATTGCTTTTTTTAGTTTAACAAGAAACTCAGGATATTGAACTAAAAGATTTTTTGGTATAACATAATCGCCTGGTGTAACGTGTGCCATCATAGTATCTCCTTGTCTTCCATAAGAAGCGGCAATATCTATTTGTTGATTGCCAGATGGTATTGTTTGAGCTAATTCTGTCGGTTGTTGTGTTAATTGTTTCATAAATTATTGTTTATCTTTTAAATAGTTTAAATACTCTTTTGGGATTGGAAGTGTCTGGTCAAGAAATCCTGTCTCTGCCCCTTGACGATTTGGGACAAGTGATTCAGGACTTTCCATTCCCCTTGCAATTCCCTCAAATCCCCCAATTCCTTGCAGGTCATAGCTTTCTCCTGCGGTTTGTAAAGGTTCACTAATTCCTCCAACATTTTGATTGTAATTGGATTGTTCCGCCATATCTCGTAATCGTCTAGCATTTTCTAATTTAATTTCGTTTTGAATATATAAAAAAGCAATATGTTTTTTTCTATGTTCCATTATTGCAGATAAAGTTTGTTTGTCTATTTCTTGCGCAAATGGTCCGTTTAATAATTCATCAATAACTTGGATGTGTGTTTGATGATCTTGATCCTCAAAAACATCAAATAAAGGTCTTTCTTGTGGTGGCATTAAAAAATACATATTTTCTTGTCGTTGATCATCAATTTTTTGTGGTTGTGGTTGCTCTTCTGGTTGAGGCAATAAATCTTTTATATCTTCTATTTCCATTGCTTCAAGCATTTTTTTAGACACTTCGTATAATGATTTTGGATTATTAGCCATCAAAGGATTTTGAAAAGCAAATTGATATAAAGATTGAGCTTTTGCTATTTTTTGTTGCTTAGTAATATTTCTAGGGTCAAAAATAGGTAAAATTTTTAAATCCTCGGCATAATCTTCTTGTGTTATTTCAAATAATTTTCCATCTTCAATAAAATAAGCATCATTATTTAAATATTTGCGGTTTAAATCATATAACTTTTCTAATTCATCTTGAAAACTCATTGCCATTTGCTCCATTACACTTGTGGGCATCTGTAAAGATTGCTCTAACATAGTTGTAATAGTAACAGGTTGATAAACTTTATCAACATCACCAGTAACGGCATCAGTAACAGAAACTAGGCTTCTTGCATAATTTTCTAAACCTTGCATTAAATTTATATAAGCTGGGTTTGGTCCTGGAAATTGTAATTGATAAAATTTATCACTAATCCTACCGTCGCCAAAGCCTGAAGTTTTAACAAATTTTCCCATTACCATTTCTATTTCTCCGCCCTTTGCATCTAAAGTTTCATCCATAAAACCGCTTGCAGTATTAGCTAATTCACTTGCATTAATTGATTGTCTCAACATTTTATTAATAGCAATATTCATTTTGCCAGCTAAATGACCTATTCCATAACCATAAAATCCATCTGGATTTTCTAAAAATTTATAATGAGTAAAATATTCTATTGGTTTTTTATCTTTTGTTGGAATGCCGTTTTGGTCTATTTCATATCTAATTTGTATTCTTAAAACTTTTTTACTTTGAAAATCAATAGTAATAATGTAAGGTTCTAATATTCCATCTTCGTCTAAATCGTATAAGGTGTGCTGTTCTAATAATTTGCAATATTCCAAACCATCTTCACCACTTGGTCTAATTCCTTGAAAATCCATTTCGGTCTCTTCATATTCATTTTCAGAATTTATTTCGTATTTTTCGCCAATATCTATAAAATAACCACTATTTTTTAAAATTTTAACTTCATTTAATGTTTTAAATATAATATGAGTTTTTCGTGGCAAATCTTCTATTGCTACGGGTCCAATTTGATAAGGAACAACCAAATCAACCGCTCTAATTCTTTCAACTATATTTTGTTTTACTACTGGATCATAAAAAGTTTTAGTAAAATCGCTTCCATTTAAAGCCGTAGCTAAAAACATTGCATTTTTATTTCTTTTATAATTTTTATTTAATAATCCTAATTGAAAAGACATATGCTTTGCAATCTTTTCGGCTCTTTCTAATGTTTGAGAATTTATTTTATTGCCAACAGGTATTGCATCTAAAAAGTTTCTGGTAGGAAAAAAAGCTTTATAGGCTCTTGCTTGAAATGAATTACAAGCTTCGGTAATAATAGGAATACAATCTGAGCTTGATCCGTCCCAAGGTTCGTTTTCTGGTTCGTCTAATTGATTATAAAGTTTTTTCCATTCTGTATGTTTTTCTAACCAAGCAACCCTAGAATTAGAATCAAGTTCAAAATCATTAAAAATTTTAACCCCAATTTTTTTTAACTCATCTTCATCAAGTTTAGAAGCTAAATTTAATTGCTCTACATTAAGACCTTGTTGTATTAAATCATCTATTTTAATCATTTTAACAATCCCATTTTCTTAAAGCTAAAGCTTTTCTTGTAGGTTTGCCATTTTTTGTCATAGGTCCTTTAACTCCAGACATTCTAGCACAAAAAGATTTTCTTCT